CCATTGCAGCCATCAATTACTTTGTGAGCTTAAATGCGACTGACTATGTTGAGATAATGTGGAGGCCAACCGACACGGGTGTGTCCATTGAGCAATACGCTGCTGGAACAAGCCCGACACGGCCAGCAGTCCCATCAGCCATTGTCACAATGAGCTTTGTGTCTAACATTACCTAATTGCCATTATGTACATACCTTTAAAGTTACCCCCAGGTGTTTTCCGAAATGGTACTGAGTACCAGGCAGCAGGCCGATGGTATGACGCAAACCTAGTGCGCTGGTATGAGGGAACACTGCGCCCCATCAATGGATGGCGCACCAGGTCAAGCTCACAGATGTCAGGCTCATGCCGAGGCATCATCACTTGGCGCGACAATGCAAATGATCGCTGGATTGCTGCTGGTACGCACACCAAGCTCTATGTGATGAACGCGCTTGGGACACTCAAAGACATCACGCCAACGGGCTTCACCACAGGCTACGCAAGCTCTACAGTGCTGACCGGCTATGGCTATAACGCCTATGGCATTTTTGCCTATGGTGTAGCAAGGCCAGACACTGGAACACCCATTGCAGCCACCACTTGGTCACTAGACAATTGGGGTGAATACTTGGTGGCTTGCTCTTCATGGGATGGTAAGATTTATGAGTGGCAATTGGGCTTTTCAACGCCAACAAAAGCGGCAGCCATCACCAATGCACCAGTGAGCAATAAGGCGGTTTTAGTCACCCAAGAGCGCATTATCTTTGCCCTTGGTGCTGGTGGTAATTCACGCAAGGTGCAATGGTGCGACCAGGAGAACAATACCCAATGGACACCGGCAGGCGACAACCTTGCAGGCGACTATGAATTAGCAACGCCTGGATCACTTATGGCCGGCAAGCGGGTCAAGGGTGTGAATCTATTGTTTACCGATGTGGATGTCCACACGGCCCAGTATGTTGGCGCTCCTTTTGTCTATGGCTTTGAAAAGGCTGCAAGTGGCTGCGGTCTGATTTCGGCCCAAGCAGTGGCGGCTATTGATACGGCAGCCATTTGGATGAGCAAGTCTGGCTTTTGGATTTATGACGGCTATGTCAAGCCACTGCCAAGCGATGTGTCAGATTACATTTTTGAAAATATCAACTTTGCGCAAGCCTCCAAGATTTATGCGGTCCATGTCAGCAAGTTTGGTGAAATCTGGTGGTTTTACCCAAGTGCATCGAGCAATGAAAATGACTCTTATGTCACTTTTAACTACCGCGAAAATCATTGGAACATTGGCACATTGGCCCGTCTTGCTGGGGTTGATGCTGGGGTGTTTACTTATCCCTTGATGGTGTCTAGCGATGGCTACATCTACGAGCATGAGGTCGGTTTTGCTTATGACAGCGCCAGCCTTTATGCTGAGTCTGGACCAATCCAATTGGGCAATGGCGATAATATTATGAGCATTCGCCAAGTCATCCCCGATGAACAAACTTTGGGTGAGGCTGTGGTTTCATTTAAAACCCGCAATTACCCAACCGGCAGTCAATCTTCATTTGGCCCATATACGGCAGCAAACCCAACTTCAGTGAGGTTTTCTGGCCGACAAGTTAACATGAAGGTGACTGGTAACACTTTGGCCGACTGGCGCATTGGGGTGATGAGACTTGATGCTGTGCCAGCTGGAAAGCGATGAGTGACCAAGAACATTTGGAAAGGTTGCGCCACCATGTGGAGGCTGCCTTAGAATACTCTGGAGGCACACATAATTTTGATGACATTGCCGAGATGGTCGAAAAGCAGCAATTGCAGCTGTGGCCGGCCAAAGACTCGGTGGTGTTGACAGAGATCATTGTCTACCCACAACTGAAGAATTTGCATTACTTCTTGGCTGGTGGCGACCTAGATGAACTCTCTCGGATGAGACCATTGATCGAATCCTGGGGCAAATCACTTGGATGCACCAGGGTGACTTTGGCAGGCCGAAGAGGCTGGCAAAAGTCATTTTTGAAAGACGAAGGGTACAGTCCACAATGGTCTGTATTGGCAAAGAAACTTTAGGGGATAAATATGGCATCAGCTGCACTGACATACGCATTAAATAATGGCATGACTGCCCAGCAATACTATCAAAACATTTTTGATTTTGTTGCAGCAAATCAAGGAATGAGTGATGCACAGCTCAAGGCTGAAATGGACAAAGTTGGCGTAAGTGCTGAAGATGTTTCAACAGCCACAGGCGTGGACCTTGCACCAGTACAGCAGCGTGTTGAGGCTGTGACGCAAGCAGCGCAAGCAGCGCAAGCAGCGCAAGCAGCGCCAGCAGCTGCGGCAGCTCCAGTAGCATCCCAAGCTCTTGATTGGGCCTTAAATAATGGCATGAGCCAGCAGCAATTTGATCAACGTATTTTTGATTATGTTGCCCAGAATTTACAAACAAAAACACCAGCAGAATTGCGCATTGAGATGGACCGATTGGGCATCAGCGCAGGCGATGTGGCCCGTGCAACTGGGGTCAGCGCTGCTGATGTGCAAACGCAATATGTTGCGGCTGTGCCAAAAACTCAAGCCGAATTGGTGGCCAAGGCTGCTGCCGATGAAGAATTGGCAGCCCGTACAGCTAGAGACACAACAGCGTCACAAGCCACAATTACTGCTGCACAAACTGCGGCAACTACATCAAAAGGATTATTGGCCGATGAAGTAGACAAACAAGCAGCAACAAAAGCTGCGACTGATTTGGCTGCTGCACAAAAAGCTGAAATGGACAAGTTTGCAGCTGACCAAGCTGCTGCTGCTAAAGCAGCGGCTGCTAAAGCTACTGCTGATGCGGCTGCCAAAACTGCTGCTGATAAACTGGCTGCTGATGCAGCGGCTAAAGCTGCTTCGGCAAAAGTGGCATCTGACAAGGCGGCTGCTGAAGCCGCTGCCATTGAGGCATCTAATGCAACTGCTGCACAAAAAGCTGCTGCTGCGGCTGCTGCAAAGGTTGCAGAGGAGAAAGCTGCTGCCGACAAGATTGCATCCGATAAACTGGCTGCTGATGCAGCAGCTGCAAAGGTTGCGTCTGACAAGGCTGCTGCCGATAAAATTGCGGCTGATAAGGCTGCGGCTGCATCAGCTGCGGCCACAGAAGCTGGATTGAAAGCCAAGGCTGATGCTGCCGCTAAAGCTATTACTGATAAGGCTGCTGCCGATAAACTGGCTGCTGATGCAGCAGCTGCAAAGATTGCGTCTGATAAGGCTGCTGCCGATAAAATTGCAGCTGATAAGGCTGCTACTGCTAAAGCAGCAGAAGAAGCGGCAATTATTGCAGCAGCTGCAAAGATTGCTTCTGATAAAGCAGCGTCAACTGCTGCAAATACAACAAACACAGGAACGGCAGCGGCAGCTGCCAAAGCTGCTACTGATGCGGCAACCGCAGCAGCAAATGCGGCTACGGCTGCTGCGGCTGTCACTGGCACTGGAACTACTGCAATCGGCCAATCTGCTGCACTGACATACGCATTAAATAATGGTATGACTCAGCAGCAGTATTACCAAAACATTTTTGACTTTTACAAAAACAACTCAGGACTTTCTGACACTGCATTAAGAGCAGAAATGGATCGTTTTGGAGTGAGTCCAGCTGATGTGTCTGCTGCTACTGGCACAGACTTGGCAACAATTACCGCTAGATATAACGGAACTAGAACTGGAACCACTGGAACCACTGGAGTCACTGGAGTCACTGGAGTCACTGGAGTCACTGGAGTCACTGGAGTCACTGGAACTGCGACAGCTGCGGCCAAAGCTGCTGCTGACAAGATTGCAGCTGATGCGGCTGCCAAAGCTGCTGCTGATAAGATTGCAGCTGATGCGGCTGCCAAAGCTGCTGCTGATAAGATCGCTGCCGAAAGACTTGCTGCAACTACTGGCGCACGTTCAACTGGTCTTGCTTGGGCCTTGGCCAATGGCATGACGCAAGAGCAGTATTACAAAAACATTTTTGACTTTTACAGCAAAAACTCTGGTCTTTCTGATTCCATGTTGCGGTCTGAAATGGATCGACTTGGCATTAGCGCACAGGATGTGGCCGCTGCCACTGGTGTGACTGTGGAAAGTGTATTAACACGCTACAACGCAGCCAAGGCTACAACTCAAGCAGAACTGGATGTGCAGGCTAAAGCTCAAGCTGATTTGGCAGCGCGTCAAGGTCAATGGAAAGCTCAACAAGACAAAAATGCACTTGATTGGGCTGCCCAGCAAAAAGCCAATGAAACTGCATGGGCTGCCCAGCAGGCTAAAAATGCTGCCGATTGGGCTGCGCAGCAAAAGCTGACGCAAACTGCACAAAATGCTTATGGTGCAGCACCAATGACTCTTGGCCAGAAGTTTGGCAGTTATGAGTCCATTCCAATTGGCGCTCAATATAACCCTGCTGTGACTCCTGGTGGAAAATCACCCTATAGCATGGTCATGGGCCAGATGACCCCATTTCAAAACCCTTATGCCAACTTTGTGCCTGGCACGGCACTGGGTGGCTATAACCCAAATCTGTACAGCGACATTGCTGTCAACAACGCCAATGCAGCAGCGGCCAAATTGGCTGCTGAAAATCAAGCTGCAAATACTGCATTGATGATGTCTGGTGCGGCTGGTGATGGCGGTACGGCTGGAGATGCGGGTGGAAATACTGGTGGTGGCCCAGGTACTGGTGCAGCCGGTGATGCTGCATTTGCAAGAGGTGGCATGGTCAAAAATCTACTTGGACCAAATCCGGCAGGACCAGATGATGGCATGGGATATTTAGATCGTGGCGAGTATGTGATCAAAAAGTCAGCAGTCGATAAATATGGCCGTGGACTTTTGGACATGATCAATGAAGGCAAGATGCCAGCCAAAAAAATTAGATCATTACTGGATTAAGGGGAAAGAATATGTCTAAAGGTGGAAGCACACAAACAAGCTCAACCTCGATTGATCCACAGATCAAAGAGGCTTTCTTAGCCAATTTCCAGCAGGCCCAAGGTGTTGCCGGTGCATTGCCGATCCAGCAAATCGCTGGTTTTAATCCAATGTACCAGGCAGGCGAGGAAGCTCTGGTCAATACCGGCCTCGCTGGCCCAGGCATTACTGGCACTGACATTGCAGCGCAAATGGCCGGTTATGGCGGGTTCTACCAGCCTGCAACAATTACTGCGCAGCAGACCAATCTTGGCCTTGGTCAAGGACCAGGCACGATTGGCTCATACATGAACCCATACAGCAGCATGGTGCGTGAAAACGCATTGGGTGATTTGGAGTCTGCACGCCAAGCGGCCATCAGGCAGACTGGCCAGCAGGCCATGCAAGCCAAGGCATTTGGTGGATCACGCCAAGGTGTGGCCGAGGCTTTGACAAATGCAGGGTTTGCCAAACAGGCTGCCACACTTGGAACAACTTTAAACGAGCAGGCATTCAATCAAGCCATGGCCATGCAGCAGGCTGACATTGGCCGCAGATCAGCAGCCGACATTGCCAACCAGCAAGCTGGCTTGCAGGGTGCACAGTTTAGATTGGGAGCAGCTAACCAGCTTGGCGGCTTGGCAGCGCAGCAGCAAGCATTGCGTCTTGGTGGCGCTCAAGCAGTCATGGGCGCTGGCGGTGCGCGTCAGGCTCTGGAGCAGCAA